CGCATCGCCGTGTTGCACGACGCCCCGGAGATCGACCAGCCGGCCACGGCGTAAGCTTCCGTCAGCGCCAGGGCGATGGCGTAGCCATAGCGCTGGCCTGGAGGCGCGGCGGCGACCATCCTCAGGATCATGATCTGCGTCAGGCCAGGCAGCCGCGGCAGAACGCGTCTCGTCATTCGGAGCCCTCCTCGGCTTCCTCGGCCCACATCGCCGCATAATCGGCCAGAGCGTCCTCAGCCGCCGCCGTCCGCGCGTCCAGCTTCTGGAGCTCCCGCGAATGCTGGATCAGCGCCGTCCTCAACTGCGTGAACTCGTCGCGTATCAGCCTCAGCTCCTTGGCCCGCGCCTCTTCGCCATGCGTCGCCAGCACGGCGACGTAGGTTTCGAACTGAGCCCGATACCCTGGAGCCCAGTTCGCCACGGGGCCGCCTCCCGCGGCGATTCCCAGCAGGAGGAGGGCGTCGAGCGNGTNGNNGCANTCGTTCTTCCGTAACCATCNCAATCTCCATGTATTCGCCACAGTGGCGAAGATGTCAGTGGCTTCGACCCTAGCCGAAGCGCGCCAACTTGACAATTATTTATAGACGACGTTAACCATATGCATTGCCTATCAGCATCTTATTAACCTTAACGGCCAGTGCGTTGATGTAGACAATTTATTTAGTCCCGTCACGGCGTCGATATGCCCATTCGCCATATTGACAAGGTTTTTTTTGGCGAATATTAATATGCATATAGCCAGCCAGCATGCCTTCCGGCTGGAGCATTCCGAACTAACAGACTATTAACCATTTAACTTTTGGGCGTGAACCGCGCGTGGGCCTGGCCCGCGCGACGGACTTCCGCGCGAAAAAAAGAGGAGAGGAGAATGCAAGCTCGAATTGCGTCTCGTCAGGAGCCTGGAGGCGCGGCTGTCCGCGTCAGGCTCAACGCCGTCAAGATAACGACGTTGCGGTTCAGTAAGCTGTGGGGGGTGTCTCCGCACACGGTCTACCAGTGGTCGAGGACAGCCAGGCCGGTCAAGCCGCAAGGCTGGTTCGCCGTGGCGGCCGACGTCATGGAGAAGTTCCCCGAAGTTCGCCGTTATCTCGAGGAAAGGGCTGGCCTGTGACCAAGACCCAATATTTCGACATGAGAGTGAGGGTCGTCCGGCGCATGGCCGAGATTGTGAGCGCCTTCGAAGCCGCCAGGATGCTCCGTCTCTACACGGAGCTGGCCAGCCTCGAAGACAGTCTCAAGACAATGGACCGCTGCGCCGTCGCCATGGCGGAGCAGGGAACGTGGGAGGGCGTCGCGTTGCAATAGCCGCGCTGACGGCTATCGAACGCCTCGTCCTAAAAACAGCTTGGATGCATTACGCAGGCCTAGGATAAGCGAGCCGGGCGGCCGTGACAAGCCGCCCGCCGCGTCTTTTCCGGCTGGCGAGCAAGATAGGGCATACATATGCGCTACGAAGATAAGATCGAAGAAATCGCTGTCGTCCTTTATTACAACGCGCCAATCTGGCTGGGCGACGGCGAGGACGCCGAGATCGTCCCCTGGTCAGCCATGACCGACGCGTTCAAGCAGCGCATCCGCGCCGACGTTCGCGTCGTCCTCGGCTGCGTCATCAAGCCAGGCCCCGCCCAGCGGCGCTGCGACGGAAGCTGGCCGATCCGTTATAGCGGGCTTCTCGGCGAATGGCGCTCCGATAACCCCTTGTGCACGGATGATCCGTGGTGGGCCGATCTTCCACAGCCCCCCAGATCAGAGGACGGAAGGTGATGGACCTTGTTCCCAGATTGCTGTCTATTGACGAGGTCTTGAATCTAATCCCCCCTGAGGACAGGCCAAGTCGGCGCTGGTTGCTCGACGAGGCGAAGCGACTGCGATGCGGCCGGAGATTTGGCCGTAGTTTCAAAGTCTTCGGGGATCGTTTGGACCTATTGATCAGAGGAGATCCGCCCCCATGTCCACCTTCAGAAAAGTCGAGGGAAAAGCAGGAAAGATCACCTACCACTACCGTTGGAAAGCCCCGTTCCGGGAAGAAGGACAGATCGTCTATCGAGACGTTGAACGCAGCACGGGAACGGGCGACATTAAACTGGCGCGACAAAAGGCGAAGTTCCTCGAGCAAACATTCATCGAAGCCGCCAACAGGGTAGAAAAGCCGGTCGTCGCCGACTGCCTCTTCGCCGAGGCCGCCCTCTTGTATACGCAGAGCGGCCTCGCTCACGCCAGCCTCCCCGTCCTCATCAATGAGATCGGCGCGTTTCGCATCTCGGAGATCGACCAGACGATGGTCCTGGAGCTCTGCGCCCGCCGGTGGCCGGGCTGCAAGGCAAGCTCGACCAATCGCACCGTCTTCACGCCCATCCTGGCCGTCGTCAACTTCGCCGCTGAGTGCGGCAAATGCCAGCCGATCAGGCTCAAGCGTCCGGACGGCCACGACAAGCCGCCCGCGCTGGCCATCCCCAGCGACGAATGGTTCGCCGCCGTGACGCCGCTCCTGAGCCCGGAGATGCGCGCCGTGCTCCTGTTGCTGACCCTGCATGGCTTGCGCGTCAGCGAAGCCATCAAGCGCGTTCCTGGCGACATCGATGTCAAGCGCTGGACCCTCTCCATTCCGGACACGAAGAACGGCAAGCCGGTCCTCGTTCGCCTGTCCGCCCCCGTCATCGCCGCGATCGACGCTATGCCGAACTGGCGCGAGAAAGAGCTGCTGTTCGGGACGAGCAACGACAACACGGTGCGCAAGCGCTTGCGCCGGGCGTGCGAGGCGGCTGGCGTCCCGTACTATGGAACGCACGCCGCCGGGCGGCACAGCTTCGCGACGCGGCTTCTGGCGCGCGGCCACTCGATCCAGCACATCAAAGTGGCCGGGCGTTGGGCGACCGAACGAATGGTTTGTCAGCGTTACGGCCATTTGGAGCAGTCCGAAGTGGCCGACGCCGTTAACAAAGCGGCGTCGGCGTGCTCCTGGCTCCCCACGGGGAAATAATGGGAAAGGATTTTTTGCTGGCCAGTTAACTAAGATTAATCAAGCGCTTGGGACTAAGTTATGTATCCTTGCCAAGGACACATAACCGACCCTGGGCGTCCCCATCACGAGCCGAAATTCGCCAGCAAATTCTTGGAGCAGGGCTGGCTCGCTCAGACGTCAGGTTAACTTTTTGACGACGTAAAAAGCAATGAAAAGCGTTGATTCGCCGCCAGTCGCTTTGGGCGGCTCTGGGGAAATGCTGGGGAAGGATTTAGGTTCGTGTCGGAGACGAATAGAAAATGCTCGCGGGGAGTTAGGCGGACAAATGGAACCATGGTGGAAGCATTGCGCCGCACAGGCGAAAGAAACGAAGAGGAGGCGAATATGACGATGCGCAAAGGCAGGCCAATGGAGGACGCGCCCAAGGACCGGCCAGTGCTGGTCAGGCTGCGCGCGGGCCTCACGACAGAGGCGGACGGCGTGGACGAGCCCTATTGGTGGGCGGAGAAGTTCGCTGTCGTCGTGGCGTCGCCCTCCAAGCCGGACTACTGGTGGCTGGATGTCCTCGGCTATACGTGGGGTTTTCGCGGCGACGCGTTGGAGGCGTGGTGGGAGCTGCCTGGAGAGGCTGCAAAAAAAGAGTAAAAAGGGGAAAGGGATTTTTGGGGGAGCGACGCCTTGAGCCTAGCGCCGCCTAGCGAGCCTAGCGACGCCCAGCCTTACGACGCCAGGCGAGCCGCCTGGAATAAAGCCTTGGAACATGGAGAGTTCCCTATAGCCAATCGCCCAGGAAGGTTTTAACCTCCTGGGCGAAGCCGGGATTGGACCGGCTGACGCCTGGTCTTATCGGGAGGATGCCCCCAGGCGTGGCGAATAGGTAAACATTACTGACCTAATTTACGTCAGTTGTCAACCTTATCGCTCCGATGATCCCCCCTACAGGCATACGATTCCCCGCCTATGCAACAGGGGATGAACGGCTGGGGCGAACTTACGCTGGAAACGGCGGTTCCGAGCCCCCGAATGACTAGAATAGGGTCTGAGGGATAACTGACGCTAACGTCCCCAAATACGAGGTCCAAGCCCTCGTGGGAGTGCCGGTCCGGGCGCCGAATAAGCCACGTCAGCTATACTGGTCTGAAAACTATTCCCTCCTGGCGCTAAGATGGTCTCAGCCTAGCGCCGCTTCCCAGCTCTCTGGGAGGGAGGCGAGCGGAAGAGGACTATTGTCTAAACGCAACTGGAGGGAAAAATGACGCAAAAACTGTCGGCGGAGCAGCGTGGCGTGCTCCTGCTCGTAGGGCGCAGCGTGGCGAGGGACGACGGCTGGGTGTTCGTGTCGAGCCAGGTTTGGCCGGCCGTCCAGCAGGCGGCGACGCCGACGGAGCTGCTCGAGAGTCTGAGCGACGAAGATGGGCGCGCCTACGTCAGGCTGACGAAGACAGGCAGGGTTGTTTTGGACTGGCTTTGCTGATAGCGGGAGCTGGGCTTCGGGGGGCTTCGCTCGCTGTCAACGCTTAAAATACTCCGTGTGCGGGACGGCGCAGGACGCGCGCCCGTCCCCGCCGTCTTCCCTCCTGTCCCGCGCTCTTTGTCCCAGGGACAGCCCTTGTCCCGCGTGGGACAGCGTCTTGTCCCGAGCAACCTTGCCATACTTCGGAGAAAGCTCTATGTTTTCCGCACATGACGGCGGGAACTCTTTATGGCTGACCTTTTATTCACCAAGACAGCGCAATATCTATTTAAGTATGCGCACGATCCATATGGGTTCGTCCTAAATGTATTTCCTTGGGGACAGAAAGGGACGCCTTTGGCCCACGCGGAGGGGCCTGATATTTGGCAGACGGACATTCTGGATACAATCAAAAAAGACCTGAACGTCGAATCGGCATTGCAAATCGCGATATCGTCAGGCCATGGCGCAGGGAAAAGCGCGTTAGTCGCCTGGATCATCCTCTGGGCAATGGCCACTAAAGTCAACACGCGTGGCGTGGTCACAGCAAACACCCAAGTGCAACTCGCCACCAAGACTTGGGTTGAACTCTCCAAGTGGTATGAGTTAGCGCCTGTTCTCCACCCTATGTTTGAACTGACGGCGACCATGCTTTGCGCGCGCGACGCGGCGCGGCGTGATCAGTGGCGCTTCGACAGAATTACGTGGAGTGAAAAAAACACCGAAGCGTTCGCGGGTCTTCATAATCTTGGCAGGCGGATCGTCGCGATATTCGATGAGGCGAGCGCCATCAACGACCTTATTTGGGAAGTGACCGAAGGTGCTCTGACCGACAGAAACACCGAAATACTTTGGCTTGTTTGCGGCAATCCGACGCGGGCGAGCGGCCGGTTTCGGGAGTGCTGGGGCAAATTCCAGGACATCTGGAAGCGGTTCGCCGTTGACTCTCGCACGGTCAAGATCACCAATAAGACGCAGATTGCTCGCTGGGCTAGCGCTTACGGCGAAGATAGCGATTTCTTCCGCGTACGGGTCCGCGGCGTCTTCCCGCGCGTCGGTTCGATGCAGTTCATTTCGACCGACCTTGTCAGGCAGGCGCAGGCGCGCGAGGCTTACTCGACGATTTGGGACCCCTTCATTATAGGCGTGGACGTCGCGCGATTCGGCGACGACGCCAGCGTCATCGCTTTTCGTCGAGGCCGCGACGCCAGGACCATCCCTTGGCTGCAGTTTTCCGGCGTCGACACCTACACTTTTAGCGCCAGGATTATCGAGGAGGCCACGCGGCACAGGCCGGACGCCATCTTCGTCGACGAAGGCGGCGTTGGCGCAGGCGTGGTTGACCGCTTAAAATTCCTTAAGCTGCCAGTTGTCGGCGTGCAGTTCGGATCGGCGGCCAGCCGGGGCTCCGACAAGAGCGAGGGCGCCGTCGCCTATGCGAACAAGCGGGCGGAGATGTGGGGGTCGATGCGCGATTGGCTGCGCGGCGGCGCGGTCCCGACCGAAGCGGACCTCTACGACGACATGGTCAACCTTGAATACGGCTATCGTACGATCCATGGCCAGGACTGCATACAACTCGAGCGCAAGGAGGACCTGAAACGGCGCGGCTATCCGAGCTGCGACCGCGCCGACGCCCTGGCGCTCACCTTCGCTTTTCCCGTGCAGCCTAGCGACCATCGCGACGACCTGAGAGGGAAAGACGCCGGTCATCAGCATGAATACAACCCCTACTCCGAGGCCTGGCGTTTGCCGGGCATGTGAAAGGATCGACATGGGCATTTTTAATCCGCCCAAAGCGGAGGCCGCGCCTCCGCCGCCAGCTCCAGCGACGCTCGCCAACGCGCGCGAAGCGGGCGTCGGGCTGCAGAGCCGAGCCAGGTCGCGTTTCGCCGCGGAGCGGGGTTCGGCGACCGCCGGGGCGGCGCCCACGGCGGGCAAGACATTGCTGGGCCAGTGAGGAGCTGAAATGCGTAATAGCGTAGCGATGGCGTCGCGCCGGTACCCAGGCATGGCCGCCTCCCAGCCGCCGGAAGAGAAGGGCCTCGCCCATTACGAGAAGGCGGGCGCGACGCTGTTGTCTTTCGAGCCGGCTCAATCGAAAGAGAAGTCCACGGGGCTCGACCAGGAGTGGATCGATCTTCGCTCGCATCTGGAGTCGCGCCTGCGCCAGATGACCAATTGGCGCCTGTCGTGGTGGCGGCATTGGAGTCTCCTGGCCGAGAACATCCTGCCTCGGCGCTACCACTGGCTGATCACGCCCAACACCATGGCGCGCGGCGGTCCGATTAATCAGACCATCATCGATTCGACCGGCACGCGGGCGATGCGGATCTGCGCCGCCGGGCTCAAGGAGGGTCTGACGTCGACGTCGAGGCCGTGGTTCAAGGTAGAGATCGACGGCGTCGACAACACCGTGCTGCCGGACGACGCCTTGAATTGGCTCGATCACGTCGGCGATGTCATTTATTCGGTGATGGCGAAAAGCAATTTCTACGACAGTTTGACGCAGCTCTTCGAAGACCTGACGACGTTCGGCACGTCGCCAATGTTGATTTATGAAGACGAACAAGACGTCATCCGTTGCTATGTGGCGTGCACTGGCGAATATTATCTCGCCGTGTCCAGTGCGCATCGCGTAGAGAGTCTCTACACTCAACGCGTCATGACGATATCGCAGATCGTCCAGCATTTTGGCTTGGAGAACTGTCCCAACGACGTGCAGCAGATGTGGCGCACCAAGGGCGCCAGCCTCGACGTCGAGCGTATCGTGGCCATGGCTATCGAACCGAGCTTCCCTATTCTAAACAGCTCAGGACAGTCCTTCTCTCCGTTGCGTGGCCGCCAGTTTTCCTGGCGCGAAGTGTACTGGGTCTGGGGCAGCTCGACCGAGCGGCCTTTGTCGGTGCGAGGCTTCCACGACGAGCCGTTCATTTGCCCGCGTTGGGCGACGACGAGCAACGATCCTTACGGGCGCTCGGCGGGCATGGACGCGCTGCCGGACATCATGCAATTGCAGCTCATGCAGAAGCGCAAGGCCGAGGCGATAGAGAAGCACGTCAACCCGCCCCTGCTGGCTAGCGCCGATCTCAAGAATCAGCCATCGAGCTCTCTGCCGGGCAAAGTGACGTACGTCGCCAATCTTGGCCCTCAAAGCGGCATGCGGCCGGTCTACGAGGTGTCACCCGAGCTGCAATACATGGTCCAGGACATCGAGCAGACCCAGAAGCGGATCGCGGACGGCGGCTTTTTCAACGACCTCTTCCTGATGATGGCGCAGACCACCAAGGAGATGACCGCCGCCGAGGTCGCCGAGCGCAAGCAGGAGAAGTTGCAGGTCCTCGGACCGATCATCGACAGGTTCCAGAACGAGGGGGCTGGCCCCGCCATACGCCGGATTTACGCCATAGCCAGACGGCGTGGCCTGATTCAGCCGGCTCCCGACAGCTTGCGCGGCCTGCCCATGACCATCCGCTACGTGAGTTTGCTGGTCCTCGCTCAGAAGGCGGCGGCGACCAGCGCCATGGAGCGCTTGGCGGCCATGATGGGCAACATGGCTGGCGTGAAGCCGGAAGTGCTGGACAATGTCGACGAAGACGAGTTCATTCGCGATTATGGACATATGCTTGGCAACAAGCATAAGATATTCCGCGATCCAAAGAAGGTGGCGGCGATCAGACAACAGCGCCAGCAGGCGCAGAGTCAGCAGCAGCAACAGGCCATGATGATGCAGGGGTCGGCGCACGCCGCTCAGACCGCGAAAGTGCTATCCGACACGCCAGTCGGGGCAGGCAACAACGCCCTCGATCTCATGCTTGGCGGCGGGAGGATGATGTGACGGATAAAAAATATAGCGGCGACACGGCGTATGTCGGGGAGACCTGCGCGACCTGCGCCAGTTATTTCAAGACGCCGGACATAGAATCCCGGTTCAAGAACTATTGTCGCGGCTACATCCCCTCGGCCACGGCGCAGAACCAGTGGGCTTACTGGCCTCATGTCCAATCGATCCAGCCAGCCTGCGCCCTTTGGCGTCTTCATCCGGACCTTGCGCCCGAACCAGAAGAGCCGTCAGCCGAGGTCCTCGCTCCGGAGCCGTCCACGGCTTTGGTTCTGTCTCAACCTCGCTACGCCGTTGTCACTATTGGCGACCGGCGGTATGTGCTGACCCCCGTGGAGGACAAATGACCATTAATCCGTTCAATACGAACAACCCGGAAACCCTCATCACGCCAGCCTCCGCGGTCAGGGCGGTGACGCCTAGCGACACCGTGAACCTGCCGGGCGGCGTGTGTAGGGCTCTTCTTGTCGGGACCGCCGGCGCCGCCGACATCGTGGATGCGTCCGGGACGCTATGCTCGGCCGTGCCGCTTCAGGCTGGCTACAACCCTATTGGCGTCATGCGCGTCAACTTAACCAATCTCGGTGCGGCGAATATTTGGGCTCTCTATTGATGGCGATAGACAAGACTAAATACGGCCAGGACTTGACAGAGGCGACCGCTCTGTCCCTGGCCATCCAAAAGTTGCGCGAGCTCGAGGAGATCATGGGCGCGCTGGCGCAACTTCGCGGCGACGCGCGGTGGCTGACGTTGGCCAACCTCTACGGCCAGCAGGCTAGAGAACAATTGCCCGCGCTGGCCCTGAAACGGCTGCTCTGACGCGAGCCCGTCTCACTTCGGCGACGATTTGTTTTTCCGAATAAAGCCGATGGTTGCCTGGCGTCCTGCCTTCGGGACGAAACACAGCTTCCCGATCCCAGCGGCGAAGCGTCCCACGGGAGACGCCCAGCCTGCGCGCCGCCACACCGATGCCGACATAGTCCATACGAGGCCTCCCGCCGATTGGATAAATATTTTTTGCGCGTCCTAAAAATAGGCAAGATTAGGCAAGTTTATCTATCTTGTCAAAGCGATAGGCTTGTCCGCATCATGCGCGCATGCGCGAAACCCACGAAGTCGATGAAATCTTTGACGCCAGCGACCCCCAGGCGACCGGGGAGGCCGAGGCGCGCCAACGCCGTCTGGGCGAGGCGGATCGCAATGTCTTGCGGCGTCTCCTTTTTGAAAAGGCGGGCCGGGCTTGGCTTTACCGCCAGTTGGATGCTTGCGGAATTTTTCAGTCGATCTATGACGACCTCCCCTATCGCATGTATTTCCGCGAGGGTGAAAGAAACACCGGGTTGCGCCTGCTCGCGAACATCACCGCGGCTGACCCCGAGCATCTGACGCTGATGCTTAAAGAGCGGGGCGGCGAATGACTGAATCCACGCCTATCGCAGTCTCCGACGCGCCGCCGGCTCCTGCTCCCGAGGTCGCCCCCTCTCCGGCTCCCGAGGGAGTAGTCCCCGCGCTGGCGACGCCAGCGGAGGCGGCTCCGGCGCAGGTCGACGCTTCCGTGGTTGCTCCCGCGCCGGAGCCCGCTCCTTCTCCGCCGTCGCTTGACGCGTCGTTGTTGTCCGAGGAGACAAAAAAGGAAGAGCCGGCCCCGGAGACGAAACCCGAGCCAGCGCCCGCGCCCGAACCGGCTCTCGTATACGAAGCGTTCAAGCTCCCCGAGAACGTGTCTTTCGCCGAAGAGCGCATGAAAAAATTCACCGATGTTCTCGGCGCCCATAAGGGCAGCCAGGAGCTCGGCCAGCAGCTCGTCGACATGCACATGGCCGAGCTGACTCAGGCGCAAGAGCAGTGGCGAACCAGCCAGTACAAGGCGTGGAACGACGCGCAAAACGGCTGGAAGGACCAAGTCAGGGCTGACCCGGAGATCGGCGGCGCCCGGCTCGAGACGGCCCTCCAACAAGCGAAGAGCGTCATCAAGACCTATGGCGGTTCGGAAGCGGAGCAGACTGCCGTTCTCGAGGCGTTGACTCTGACTGGCGCGGGCAATCACCCGGCGATCGTCAGGCTTTTGTCGCGCGTCGGCGCGGCGTTAACAGAAAGCGCTCCGGCTCCGGCGACGCCGCCGACGCCACAGCCCGATCGTGCGTTGAAGAGATACAACACGATGAGTAACCAATGACGAACTATTATGTATCGTTAGCCGACTGGGCCAGACGCACCGATCCGGACGGCGTGACCGCCGACATCGCGGAGACGTTGTCTCAGTGCAACGAGATTTATGAAGATTTGGTCTGGACGGAAGGCAACCTTCCAACTGGCCACAAGAGCACAGTGCGCACTGGGCTACCCAAGGGAACTTGGAGAATGCTCTACCAGGGCGTCCCATTCACTAAGTCTACAACCGCCCAGATCACCGACGGCGTCGGCACGCTCGAGGCGTATTCTCGCGTCGACAAGGCGCTGGCGTCTCTGTCGGGCGACATCGCCCGGTTTCGCATGTCGGAAGACAACGCGCATCTTCAGGGGCTGAGCCAGCAGATGGCTACGACCATCTTCTATGGCAACGCCGCGATTAACCCGACCCAGTTTTCGGGGCTGAGCGTTAGGTTCAACACCGTGTCCACCGCCACGGCGCTTAACGCCGTGAACGTGCTTGACGGCGGCGGGACCGGGACCAGCAACACGTCGATGTGGCTGTGCGGTTGGGGCGAGCAGACAGGCTTCGGCATCTTCCCGAAGGGGCACACCGCCGGACTTCACTTCGAAGACAAGGGCGATGTTCGGCCTGGCCGCGACAGCAACGGCAACGAATACGAGGCGTATACCTCCTATTTCAAATGGGCGGCTGGGCTCGTGATTCGCGATTGGCGCTATTTTGTTCGCGTCGCCAACCTCGACACGACCACGGCGGCTGGCGGCCTGGGTTCGTCCACGCCTCCCGATTTGTATGCATACCTCAGCAAGGCGGTCATCCGGTTTCCGACCATGGGTCGCGGACAGTCGGCGATCACCAAGACCGATGCGCCGAACGCCGTCGCGCCGGGGATCAAGCCCGCGATCTATGTTAATCGCACCGTGCGGCAGTATATGGACCTTCAGGCGATCCGCGATAAGAATGTTTTGATCTCTTACAAAGAGTACGGTGGCGCTCCCGTAGTCGAGTTCCGCGGTGTTCCGATCCGCGTGTGCGACGTCCTCTTGAACACGGAGGCCCGTGTAGTCTGATGATTCTAGATAACACCCTCATCTTTTCCAGCGCTCAACTGTTGACTGCCTCGGCGGCCAGCACGAGCACTGTCGATCTGACCGGCGGCACGCTGTTCAATGGCGGGAATTTCCCGACTGGCCAGGCGTTCGGCGAGGACCTTGGCGTTGGCGACGGGGTCAATGTTCCGAAGGTCTACTTTGGGATCGTGACCGCGTTCACCACCTGCACGAGCGTCAATTTCCAAATCCAAGGAAACGACGCCTGGACCGCTCCCGCCGGGTGGACGACCTACGCCGAATCCGGGGCCGTTCCCATCGCCAGCCTTGTCGCGGGCGCTCAGTGGCAGATCGATTTGCCGCGCCGCATTTTTGGCGCGCGCCTCCCCGCCGAGCTTCGCGTCTACTACACGCTGGCGGGCGGAGCCGAGACGACTGGCTCGGT